TGCTGTGCCTGCTCCGCCATGTTGGAATCGGCCAGTCGTCAATGATCCAGTTGCGGTCCATGTGGATCCATTGTATGTTAGCGCTGCTGTTAATGCACCAGCGGAATTGCCGCCAAATATCAATCCATCAGTTTGTGTTCCGCTTCCGGCTGCACCCAATCGACCAGATGGTAAGGCTCCGCCTGCCGACCAGACGGCACCGTTCCAATTTTCAGTAGACGTTATTGGCACAAACGAACCGTCAAGGCCGGCTGAGGTTACTGCAGCAGATTGTGTTCCAAACATAGCATTGCTCTGTCTGCCGGTGGCCAGATTTGTTGGCGGGCCCCCGGTGGACCAACTTGTTCCATCGTATATTACAACTGAATTAAGAACACCTGAGGGCCCCGATTTGCCACCAACACCCAGTGCTGCTGTCTGAGTTCCGCATCCTCCATGGCCATATCTAGCTGAGCCTAAGGATCCGCCGGAAGCCCATGCACTTCCATCATATTCTTGTGCAACAGTTAATGGCGCATACGCAGCACCGAGGCCGCCAAATGACAGTCCTGCAGATTGTGTTCCTGCCCCAGCATGATTCATTGTAACCGTTGGCAAATTGCCTCCTCCAGACCATGTGGATCCATCATATTCTTCTGTTGCAGCAGATTGTGTGCCAGGGCCTGCTGGGCCCGCAATGTATCCTCCAAAGCCTAGTGTTGATGTTGGGGTGCCTGCTGCTGCTATCTTATCCCGTCCAGTACTCATGGTGCCGCCGGCAGACCAAGCAAGGACTGGTGGCGGTGGAGGCACGAAAGGTGTCAATGTTCTTGCAACAATGCTGGTGCGAACCACATCAAAAAATGTATTTGAATTTACTGGAGTTACTAACAAATTTACTATATTTGATGACAAATTACTTGATACGGTATATAAACTTGTATTGGAACCTATTGTGTCATATTGAGCGATATAAACATCAGAATCGTTATGGCTTAACATTACTCCCATCGATTGAACATTTTGATAATTAATACCTTGTATAACATATCTGACTGTTCTGTAAAGTAGTGAGGAAAAAGAATCAATAACTTGATTAGCTGTGTTTGATGTTAAATTTGCTGTCTTGGTGCTTATTGAAGATATATTGATATTAACATTACCAGAAACGGTCAAATTTTGGTTAATTGTGACTGAATCGGTAAATGTGCCGCCCGTGTTTGCTTTGTTATAGGCACCGTTGGCAGTATCTCTGGCATATTGGTCTGATCCTCCAGTATTTGCTTGGTTATAAGCAGATTGAGCAAACTGATTAACTGCTGTGATTGTGGTATTTTGATTGCTATTAATAGTTTCAATACTATTCAATCTGGTGTTCTGTGTAAGATCAACACCTTGGATGACAGTGATACTGGTATTCTGATTGGTGTTAATGGTCTCAATTGAATTAATTCTGGTGTTTTGAGTTGTGTCAACACCTTGAATAATGGTAATGCTATTATTTTGATTGGTGTTAATGGTCTCAATTGAATTAATTCTGGTGTTTTGAGTTGAGTCTACACCGATGGTTACATTGGCTTGATTATATGCGCCACTCGCTAAACCGTTAGCACCATTGGCTGTGGTAAAAGCACCAGCTGCTAAACCATTAGCACCATTGGCTGTGGTAAAAGCACCAGCTGCTAAACCGTTAGCACCATTGGCTGTGGTAAACACATCAGAAACCCTATCATCTCTTGCAAGAATTATACCACCAGCTGTTGATCCATCACCAACAGTAACAGTTTTCTTTTGCGTATCAACAAACAGCTCACCCGATGCAGGCGTATTTGCAGTAATTTCTGCTGTTGTTCCACGTCTTAGTTGTAGTGTCTTTGCCATTTTTACTTAATCCTTGTTATTAGTTATTAGTATTTATATATTTAAATCTTCTGTTCCTGAACCAATATTCAAGTCGTCCGTTCCACTTTGTGTCATTAAGTCACCTTCGATTCCACTCAAAATTCTTGCAACTAAACTGGTGCGAACAAAGTCTATTGTTGTGTCCGTTTCCACTGGAGTAATATCAAGAATTACATTTCCAGAAATAATATATGAATCTAAATTAAATAGAATGCTGCTTGAATATACGGTACCATATTCCAACATGAATACATTAGTATCATTGTGGTTCAATATTACTTCAGTAGAATGAACATCGATTCCAGATACACCTTGAATTAAGTATTTTGCGGTTCTATATTCAGTAGTTGAAAAAGTATCAAATATTTGATTTGCCGTGGATGTTGAAAACGTTGCCGTATTATTATACAATGCAGACAATGCTGGCAATATAATAATACCGTTAGATTCAAGACTAAAAGAAGCGGTGTTGTTTGTTAAAACCGATATTGTATTGGCGTAGTTATAAGCATTTTGAGCCAATGTTAAAGCTGAGTTTGCGACACCAAAAGATGATTGTGCATACTGATTGACCGCAGTAATGTTGGTATTTTGTGCTAAATCAACACCTTGAATAATACTAATGGCTGAATTCTGTGTTAAATCGACACCTTGAATAATTGTAATGTTACTAGCGTTCGTATTAGCTAACGAGAAAGCGGAGTTAACTCTGTCTGTATCAGCAATTCTAAAGAAATTTGTGCCATCGTTAGTGAATTTCCACGCATGGTCTGTTTCACTCCATTTCAATACTGTATTTGTTTCACTTCCACGATTAATTTCAATACCGGCATCAAGTGTTGGAACACCAGTTACATTTGAATTCAATGTAATGATATTGTCTTTAACAAGTAACTGTTCTGTGTTCGCATAAAATGTTGTTCCAGTAACACTTAAATTACCGGTTACGTTAACATTACCAGAGATTGTTCCACCTGATGAATTGAATTTGTTATTGGCAGTAGCATAAGCAGCTGCAGCAAATTGATTTACTTCAGTAATTGTGGTATTTTGGCCTAAATTAACACCTTGAATGACAGCAATCGCATCAGCATTGGTATTAGCTTTATTAAATGCACCAGCAGCCAGACCATTAGCACCATTAGCAGTATTAAAAGCACCTGCAGCAAATCCATTGACTGCTGTAATATTGGTGTTTTGAGTAGAATTGATGCCTGCAATTATAGAAACATTAGATTCTAATTGAGATTTAGTGATTAAATAATTTCCGCCAACCGTGGTACCATCATGTATCGTTAATGTTTTTTGATCGGTGTCAACGGTAACTTCAGCAATAACACCGGTAAACACCGCCGTTTGAGCTGTATTCCCTCGTCTTAGTTGTAATTGTGTGGCCATTGTTTATCCTAAAATCTAATTTATATGTTATTTATATTAACCCACGGTGCCGTAATCAAATGAAGATGTTGTTGCATCCAAGTCAAATCCTGCATCAAATATTGCCGTTACTGGATCCCCAACAAATCCTAAAGAACCTGAAGGAGCTTCAACACCTATTCTAGCTATTGCGTTTCTAATGAAAGCTACGGTTACCGAACTGTTGGTTGGTGTAAACAAAACATTTAATGTTGTTCCAACAATGGAACCAGTAAATGAACCTAAAGATGAAGAAGAATATGCATCACCAAAAGTATTTGCAAAAACTGTAATACCATTGTGAATTATATTTAAGTTCAACATATGAAATTCACTTGGACTGGAAAGTTGAACTTGATAGAAAGCACTTCTATATACAGAAGTTGAAAAAGAATCTATTGTAACTTGACTGGTATCTGTTAAATCTATTGTATTTGCAGATATATTTGTATTTGCAGTTAGATTTATAGCTTTAACACCAATGGTTCCTGTTGATGGATTAAATGTTAAATTATTATTTGATGTAAATAATGTGTTTGCAGTGCCTGATGTATTAGCAGTAAAGTTAATATAGTATACATTATTTGAAGTATTATCATTAGAAATTGTTACTGTTGTACCACCGCCGCCGCCAGTATTCGCTTGATCGTAAGCCGATTGTGCAAATTGGTTAACAGCCGTAATTTGTGTATTTTGCCAAGAATCAACGCCTTGCGTTATGATAGTATTGGCTGAAGCTGAATTGGCAGTATCTCTAGCAAACTGATCCGTTGAAGATACAATAAGAGTATTGGCATAATTGTAAGCATCTTGAGCTAATGTTAATGCTGAGTTTCCGGTGTTTCTCGCAAACTGGTCCACATCAGCATCTTGAGAATTAATTGTGATTGTTTTTGTTGATGTGCAAGCTGAAATGGTAATATTATTACCAGGAACAATTGACAAAGTATCTGTAGGAGATGTTGCAAGAATTAAAGAACTGTTTGCATTGATTGTTGCAAACGAATCAGTAGTTGAACCACTTTGAATGTAAGTGATAGAACTGTTAGCAGCTTTGTAATACAGTTTTCCATCGGCGTAGTTTAACGCCAACTCACCAAATTCTAGTGAAGAAGGTACATTACCTGTTACGCCTGATTTTTTTAACTGTAGTGTTGTATTTGCCATTTACTTAAAAACTTCCGCCATCCTTTGTTGTATCATCATTAATAGGTAAAACAGACGACTCTTTCAGTACTTCCAAAACTTTATTTTCTTCTTCTAATTTCTTACGCTTGGCAGGAGTTAATTGTAAATATTCAATTTGATTAGTTAATTCTTTAATTTGATTTTCAAAATTTGTACGAGTTTTTTGGTGTTCTTCTCGTTCTTTATTTAATTCATCACGAAAAACATTAACATGTTGAACTTGGTGTTTAACATTTTCATATTCAGTTTTCATCCTATTCAACTCTGCCATTTGAACATTTAAATGATTAATGGTATCTAAATGTCCTTTGACAGCGCTTTCAAGATTATTAATTTTAGATTCAATTTCTTGATTTTTATCAGTTTTAATTGATTCTAAATTACTTTTTAATTCTTCAATTCTTTTTACTTGCTCATTAATAACATCTTCAGTAACTCTTGCATTAGCTTGTAGAGATATGTTTCTGATAACTGCATCAGTCATTGTACTAGTTAATATCTCTACATAATAATTTAAATACTTGTTGTTATCCATTTCAAACTCCTATCATAAAAAAATTATATAGTCACGAATTAAAACTGGCCTCCATCTAAAGCCGTTGTCCATACAGGAACACCAGCATTAGTAACGGTTAATATCTGATTGGACCAGGTTTGGTCTGCACCACCTGCAGCCGCAGTTACACCAACTGCACCGGTTCCATTACCATATGTGATGCCGTTTTGTGTGATTGTGGATAGACCTGTACCGCCTTGGCCAACTGTCAGTCCACCAATCGCAGCCACAGTAGCAGCAGTAAACCTTCCGTATGCATCAACAGTAATGCTTGTGATTGTATTATTGGAAGTAAGTGTGCCTGTTTGAGTATATGTTGTATTGCTGAGTGATTGCAAGCCAGAGGCACCAGCAATTAACAATCCACCAGTTGTATAACTTGTTGATCCTGTACCTCCACGGTCATATCCTAATGTACCAGAAGTAATTTGTGAGGTAGAGATTGCAATAGAAGTGTTTGATACTGCAACAACACGACCATATACATCCGTTTCAAAGGCAGCAACAGAAGATGCTGAACCAAAGGTTTGACCAATAGCAACAGATGAGTTAGCAATCTGTGTCAGTCCATTTACACCAGAACCGATGACAATTTGACCTGATGTAAACGAGGTTACACCTGTACCACCATTTGGTACTGTAAGTGCATTGTTGAGTGCTAATGTGTTTGCAGTAATTGTAGTCAGATATGCTGGTCTACTAATTACAAATTCGGCTGGTGTGAAGTAAGCAACGTCTGTGCTGTCTGCATAGAAATGGACATTACCATCTGCATTACTGAACATACCAGAATCGTTGTCGCCTTCTGTACCACTAAATGAATAACCACCAGCAGTATTAGCACCTTGTGCCGCTAGAATTTTGCCTGCTGCTTCTAATGTACCATCATTTCCAAATGTCCAAACATGAGCATTGTTTGCACGAATGTATACTTCTTTTGCACCATCGCTTACTTGAACATTAGTTTGTTCACCACCCAAATACAATTCAGCACTAGAGGCATCAATTGTACCTCCAGCACGAACATGAATATGCCCGTTTGCTGTTGGATCAAGAATGATGTATTGGTCATTGACACCTGGACCATAATTGACACTTGGTGCTAATAAGAGTGTGTTGTTGGTTGTGTCACCAAAAATACGGTTTGCAACATATATTGTATTGGCTTGAACTGTATCGCCAATTGTGTTGCCTTTGAAATATGCTGCAGTAACATTGGCTTCACGATATGATGGGTCACTTAGGTTGATGTTGTTGTTTGCATCAAGTTCACCAGTATAACCTTGGAAGAAATGATATTCTTTTGTGCTGGAATCACGAATCAAACCTGTGTGAGCATTAGAACCATCATTGTAGTGTGAAGCAAAACCAATATCAAATGTGTCGGAGAAATAATTACCAACACCTAAAAGGAGTAATGGATCTTGAATTTCAAATTGTACAATATTTAATGTTGAGGTATTACCAAATACAATTAAATTACCGGTAACAGTTAAGTCATTATTTGCACCAATCGTTAAGTTGGTGTTGATTGTTTGTGTGCCACCAGTAAAGGCATTGGCACGAACAACTGTGTCATCAACATCAAAAGTTACTGTGTCGGTTGCACTTGCAGTAGAAGTAATACCGGCACCACCAACGAGTGTTAGTGTGTCGCCACCAGAAACGGTTTGTGATGCACCAGAATCGGCTGCAACAGTAAATGATGTAGAAATTGCTGCGGTTGTAACATTCATTACACGGCCGTTTGCGGCCACCTGAATAACTGGAATTTCTGTTGTGGAACCGTATGTACCAGCACCAAGGCCAGGAACCGCATTAAGAGAAGTATTGAGAGTTACATCAGCAGTACCATTAAAACCAACGGCTGAAGCGGTGATATCACCACCACTAATTGAGAAGTTTCTAGAATTCTCTAATTGAAGAGCAGAATTTGCAGTACCTTGGATAGTACCAATAATATTTGCAGTAATGAAATTAAATGATGCATTACCTGTTGCATCTCGTTTAACTAGTGTTGATCCGGTAGCTGCATCGGTCGCATTATCGACCTGAGAAGTGTAGTATTGACCACCAACATTGACAACACCGTTGCCTGTAGGTGAACCAATGAATATTGTGTTTGAGGCATAAGAATACGCCAATTCACCAGCAAGTAATGAACCTGGTCTTCCAATTGAACTGGAACGTTTGATTAAAATATTAGTATTGGCCATTTTTTCTCTCTTTTATTATTATTTTACCACTTTTTTATTTATGTAAATGTACCACCGTCAACCACATTTATGGTAACGTTGGCGATGTAATTTGGACCGCCTATTTCTACTATTTGACTATCTCTACTGCCAATAAACAACGTATTTGAAGCAAACGAATACGCTAACTCACCATCATCCAGTGTTGTTGGTCTAGTATTTGCATATGACCGAAGAATTTGTATGGTTGTATTGGCCATTTAGAAAAATCCTGCGTCTAAGTCTGGGTTTAAATCTGCAACTGATTGTATTACAAAACTATTTGTATTTGCTTGATATACAATAACATCTCTATCTTGAGCCCCTGTCATTGATAAGTCCGTTGAATTTTTAATGGTTTTAACACCATAATTTAATTGACGAACTGTACCACCTTGTTGTTGATTAACTTGAACATTGACTGTTCCGATTACTTGTCCTGGCATGGCAGTTCCTTAAAACTTGGTGACTTGAGGAATAACATTCACGATTCCTTCTAATACTCTAGTCACGGTGTTTGCGGTGTCTTTAATTGCCACGTCATATACATAACGACCAGCTGCAATATTCGATGTCGTGTTTGCGTTTAATATTAAATTAATGTTACCATCTGTTGGTGTTGGTATAATAACAATGAACTCTGCGGTTGTATTGGCAGAATAATACGATTTACGAATTTGACTTTTAGCGGTTGCACCAGTTAAATCAAAAGGAACGCCATCAATATCATCTAATGTAATATTAGTGGTAAATGTGGTTCCTTGTTCTAAAAATAACTCTTGATATGCTGCAGCCATCTTATATCCTGTATATAATATTTCTTAGGTATTTAGTCAATACCTATTTAATGCAAAAGTAAATTGACTTTTTGGACTTTTGAAACCAGTCAAAAAATTTTTAAGCCGGAACCACAGGAAATCAATTTTTCTTAATTGAGTCAATCTCAGCTTTTAACTCTTTGATTGCTTCAATTAACAACGGAATCATTCTCTCATATCGAACAGTCATATACTGTGGGTCGATTGGTGCTGGTGCCACCACTTCAGGTAAAACAGCATTGACTTCTTGTGCAGAAACACCAACTTCACGAACAGGTTTATATCCTAATGCCTGTGCGGTTTCATTGGCTTCATGGTAGAATCCGTTGAGTGACATAATTTTTTCTAAAGCATTCTGGATGTTACCTAATTTGGTTTTTAATCTATCATCCGAATAGTATGCGGTGATGTTATTGGTTGCACGAATCTCACCTGTTGTGCCAGAGGCCGCTGTACCTACACCAAACGAACCGAACTGGACAGAAGAACCCGTTGCGATATTTTGTGGTAAAGATAATGTTGGTGTCGTGGTACCTGATACAGTAATTTGACTCGCTGTGCCTGTAATCGAGGTAACTGGTGCAGTGCCAGAACTGAGAGCAGTTACACGACCATAGGCATCAATTGTTAGTGAGGAATTGGTTGCTGATGTGGCACCAGGTCCTGCCGTGGTCAAATCAAGGACTGGTGTTAAACCACCAGTAGATGTGATACGACCCGAGGTACCTGATACAGAACTAACACGGTTGTTGGCTGTATTGAAAGCACCGGCAGCCAGACCATTAGCACCGTTTGCCGTTGCATAAGCACCACCAGCAAACTGATTGACTTGTGTAATCGTGGTATTTTGATTACTGTTAATGGTCTCGATAGAATTCAGGCGTGTATTTTGAGTAGCATCAACACCTTCAATGATAGACATTCTGGTGTTTTGTGCTAAGTCAACACCTTGAATAACACCAATTTGTGTATTTTGTGTTGAGTCTACACCTTGAATACCAGATATTTGAGTATTCTGAGTGTTGTTAACATTCTGTAAATAATTAACAGCCAAAGATGTGGCCACGTTTGATGAACTTGCAAGATTTGTTGAGTCACTTAAATATTCATCGGTTAATACACGATAAAATAAACCATTATCAACATCATTCATGTCAAAATATTTGTTGGTTTCATTCCAACGAATTACTGCATTAGCACCAGAAGTACCACGATTGACTGCAAAGGTGCTATTTAAACCAACAGAACTATTTGCATTAATAGTGAAACTATTGGTGTTATACACCGTTGTTCCTACAATAATAAAATTACCACCAACAGCTAACTGACCACTAACCGTAGCATCATTTGAAATTAATAACGTTGAACCTGTAATCGTAGTGTTTGAAATCAAAGAATTGGTAATAATTCTACCAACAATATTTGCTGCAGCTCCAGAAATTGCGCCATTGGATTGTAGTGTGTTTACAAAAGCATTACCCGAAGCATTAAGTGTTGTTGTTCTTACGATATTATTTGCAGATATATCTCTAGCATAAACATTACCAGCAGCATTAAATGTGTTTGCTCTGATTAATGTGTTAGCTGTAATTTGATTTGTAACTAAGTCACCACGGATTAGTGCGTTATTGGCAACCTCTAGTCCATTACCGGTGCCATTAATAAACACATTTGACACAGCTGATACACTTCCGCCCACAGATAATGTACCCGAAACAACACCAGAACCTAACAATGCTGCAGCCGTTACAGATAAACCTGTACCGGATCCATCTAAGAACAATGTACCAGAATCTTTAGTATAATTGTTTGCAGCTAAATTGTTTAACTCAACCGCTTGACGGTTTTGTTGTGTGAGTAAATCACCAAATGTGTTGGTGAAACTAAGAATTGGTATTGTATTGGCCATTATTGATTTCCTGACAATTTAAGTAAAAGTTCTTTGATAATTTTAACATCGTCTTTTACTTCATTGATTTCATTTTTAATAGTATTTATTTCTTGTTTTTGACTGTTTAATAATTTAGACTTAAACTTATATTCTTCAAGACCAGAAATATCGGTATTAATAAGAGCCATTGTTTTTGTGTCCCTTACAAAAGTTGTGCCTTCTACTTTTACGATAGTCATATTATGTCAACGCCGATGGTAGAGCAATTGCACGAATGTCAGTTAAGAATGGTACAGCCGTTTTATCGGATGTTGCCAAGACAATCTTGATTGCAAATTGACTAAAGTTATTATATGTCTGGCCAGTTACATTACTGATATACTCTACATAGTTTTGTGCCACACTACCAGATCCTGGTGCAGCTACAAACTCATATGTACCATCTCTTGTCTGAGAATACAATGAATCGGTATTGTTAATCAATGTCATCAACTGCCATTTACCTGAATCAAATGTTTGTGTATCACTTCTTGACAGTATCTTATAGTAGACATAAATGTTTGTATTGACTGGTCGATAGGCGGTGAAGTATACACGCAAATCACCTGAATCAAATCCTTGGTCTAGAATAACCTTCTTGGTAATGTATCGTGCAATTCCGTTACCACCTGAAGATGATGTTTCACCACCAACGGTGATTGTCGCACCAGTACCAGGTGACGAGTTGGCATCAGCAACAGTAATCGTAGGTGTCGTTGCATAACCAGAACCACCATTCGTGATATAGATGTTTCTAATTACGCCACCAACCACATTGGCCGTGGCAGTTGCACCAGAACCAAATCCATTGGCAGAAGTAACAGTTACGGATGTCGTATTAACATTGTAACCAGAACCACCATTGGCAACTGTAATTATACTGTTAGATAATTCTAGATTATTAATGTTCCAACCAATCGTATAGACACCCAATCCATCATCTGAAATTATAGGTGATACTGCATCATCAACAGTAGACATTACTGCATATAAAGAGAATGATGTATTGGAGTTGGCAACAAGAACCCGCTCACCAAGTCCATCATTCAAATAGATGTCATCATACATTGGTGTACCAAATTTACCAGGATTAACTCCCTCTGTTGGTGCAGCCGTCTTGGTTGAGTTTAATGTTGCACCATACGAGTAACTAAGTGTGGTACTACCTGGTACAAAATCAGATGTAGAAATATTAAATGCATCAACCACAACATTCGTATTGGCTGCTGATGAAATATTTGTATTGATTGTGTTTGGACTGAGGTAATATGAAATGTCTTGTTCAGTCAGTTTACGATATGGTAAACGATTTGGTACAACAAACTGTAATGTTGGTTGAGTACCGACTGAGAACACACAACGGTCAATCGTGAACATCATAGATTCGTTTTGGTCAGCAGTCCATGTTTGTGAGTTCTGGGATACAAACAAAGAACCAACATAAGGTGCTGCATTAATCTTTGTGATTGTTGCAGGTGTTGAGTCAGTTGGTAGATTTTTAACAGAAGATGCTAATGCTGTATCTCCATTTTCTGCCGTGTAAATGGTGTATTCATTTGATGAAGGACATTTAACAATCAATGAATATAGTTTGTTTGATTCCAAATATACAGGTGCTGGGAATTTAAACACAGTATATGTGGTAGGATCCAAATAATGTGGATTATTGGATATATTAATATTCTCTGCTGTCAATGTCACCTGTGAATTATCTAGTGTTTCACCGTTTGGATAACCATTAAGTGTGCCCACGATAGACAAAGTTACTGGTGCATACTGACTTGCTTTGGTTTTAAAGAATATTTTAACAGAGTCAACAAAACATCCATTTGGATAATTTTCTTTGTTGATAATAAATGTTTGTGCTACAGGATCCCATACAGTTGTATAGGTGTAAGAAGTTATGTTTGTTCTTTCACTTGTTTGTGTGAAAGTATTCTTAGCAGAATCAATTGACGAAGCATAGTTTACACCTTGTTTGGTCTGTTGTAGACCAGATGCATAGAATGTTGCCTCTGCAAATGTCTGAGCCGATTCAATGTTACCACCTACTGAATCATCAATTCTAAATGTTCTTTGACCTGTGTGAAATATACCACCAGGCACAGCGAAGATGCCAGAAATCATACCTGCTTCATTAGTTTTCATGGTGCCAATAGAATAGATATCACCATTTGCTGTAGTAATTGTTGAACTTAGTGTGGCCAACTTGGTTGTACCATTATATGCAGAGATGGATGCAGACTGCCCAATACCTGTGCCGTTAATGATATAAACTGTATTACCAGTATAAAAATTATTGGTTAAAGAAGCAGTTGCACCTAGTGTAATTGAAGTTGTTGTATTGGCATTTACAATTTGGCCAGAATTATGTGTAAATGATAAAATTGTTCCACTTGCAGTCGTTGTTTGATACTGACCACCAGCATTAAACTGTGCATTTTGTATTGTTGCACCAGTGCCAAATGTTTGGCCAACAATATCACCTACAACATACAAACGCCATTTTGTGGTGTCGTTTGGATAATGATAGTATGAAACAATCTTGGCAGCCGGTGTAAAATTACTACCAGCAAGATAACCAATAATGTCACCATCTTTAAATGATCCAGTAACATTAGTTAATTCTAATATGTTTGGTTTACGAATATATTTGTTAACAGAATCACCATCAAAATAAGCATTAACATCGGTGTTAACAGTTAAACCATAAGTGTTAAAGAACAAAAACTGTGAACGAATATATGGTAGAATACTTACATCAGTAATGAATCCAGCAGTTTCAACATAACTTGAATTGAGTTTATCATAGTAACCTAAAACAGTTTGTTGTTGCTGTGTTGTATATGTGGTAACTTGATTGGTACGCCAGTTACGACCAGCTGAAATTACATTGTCTGTTGATGTAGCAACAGTTGTTTTCCAATCACCCACTTGTAACACATTGACCTGGTCACTAGCACGATATACTTGTAAATTTGGATCAACAATTAATAAATCAGGAGACCTTTCAGTATCAACCCAATTGTCCATTGGAGGACTTAATGTAACTGTACCAGAGTTTAAAGATACTGAAAATGGATTTAGATTAACCACACGAGAAGCAATTCGTTGTGTCACCACATTTGCTGTCGTGTATGGTAATGTAAAGAAGTTTGAACTAGAACTCTTAGAGATATTATATCCAAGATTGTTTGCACTTGTAGAATCCAATTGACCCATGTTATAGACCAATGACAACGATTGTAATGGAAAGTTCTGAACATTCTGTGATGCAGTCATCTGATGAATTCTACGGTTTACTGTCACCAAATAATCAGTTGTTGCTGTATCAGAAGCTGCATAGCTTGAGAAATCATCAACTAGAATACCATTTTTAAAACGATTCAATCCATTACCATCAGGAATCTGTAATGACGATGCACCTTTTTCTAATAGATTAAGAGCTGTGTAGTATTCAATATTGTTTACTCGGCTCTCTAAGCCAGAAATGTCACGCATCAACCAACGTTTATGTTTAACTCGTTCAATGGATAAACTTGGTAATACACCCACTTCTTCACCAGGAATATATGCGGTGTATGGGTCATGATAAAGGTTTGCAATGACCAAAGAACCATCAGGTTCAATTGGTGAAATTGGATTTACTGAAGGTGTGCCTTGCACAATTTCAAATGAACGGTCTTTACTTAATATCAATTTATCAAAACGGCCAAGATAGAAACCATAATCAGATTCATATTCAGTCAAGTCAACTGGAATATATGCGCCTGCGGCACCTGATCCAGAACTTGATGTGCGAATTGTAAATGAACTCTGAGCATTAATCAATGATGGTCTAAAGTCCAAAGAATCTCTTAACTGATAATAGTTACCACTAGAAGCCATGTAAGATGGAATCTCAGCATAGTTCTCTGGCGAAGATGATACTGGTGACAAATAAGACATGACAGAATAATATCCGTCACCACCAGTTGTTGAATAGTAATCTAATATAACTAATAAATTACCATCAATTTGAGGTTGGCCTACACCCAACGTAATAGAAGCAAAATCATAATATGAATCTCGTTGACCATTATCAAATGTGAATCGATTGGTTACATCATAGATTGGATTGGTCAACATGTCATCTGTTGCAGCGGTACCAGGAGCTTTTGTATCAATAATCTTAACGATACGCTTGGCATCGGTGATATACAATTTCTGTGGTTGACCTGGTGCAACAACTCCAGCATTTAAAACATACACTTGTCCATTTGTTAAATCAACTTTAGTGTTTGTTAAAACGGTTGTGCCGGTGATATTCACACCTGTTGTATTACCTTCAACTAAATTTTTGGCTTTCAATACAAATGATGTATCGTTACCATTGCTGACAAAAGCCTTTGCAATGATGGTGGCAGTGAAAGCACCCAAGTCTGATGTTGGTGTGGTGAATGTAGCAGTACCACCTGAACCAGTAATAGAACAAGTTCTACTATTGATACCCCATGGTAATGTTTGACCAGCTATTAGACCACTTGATAATGGGTTCGTTACAATGATTTGAAAGTTTTGTGCAATGGCATCTTGTGATAAAGTTCCTGTGCCAAGAAAACGAATCGTTGCGGCTGGTGCAGAACCAAATGTTAATGCAGCCGTAATATTACCACCAGATACGGTGAAAGAAACATTTCGGAACACCTGTGTGGTTGTATATGATGAATTGTTTGCATATGAAACAAATGGGTTACCGATTGTAAACAGTAATTCTGGTGCATTTGGATTTTGTAATACAACATCACCCGTTGCAACATTGTTTACTTTGTTTGAATTATCAATTGTAGCATTGGCAGTTACAGTATAAGGTGCGCCTGCCGTAGATCCAATCATTGTTTCAAAGTCGGTAGTATCAAAACGAAGTGTGAATACCGAGTTGTTGGCCAATGTTGTGGTAAATGGTCGGTCAACATAGGCAACCTTAGCAGCTGCATCATATGTTGTGATTGTTCTAAAATCACCAGCAGAAGTACCTGTATCAATACTGACTGTTACTCCAGTGTAAGCATTTGCCACATTTGAAAACTGATTGGTACTAGGCAATCTTATGTAACTATTGTTTGCGTTGACTGGTGCAATTTGTGAAACGTTGGCTGATAGTGTTTGATTTTGAATATTGTAAACATAGGCTTTATAAATGTAAGCTGCACCATTGGATGTATTTGATGTGCTAGAGTAAATTAGATTACGAATATAACCTGTTGCAGCCTTAGTAGAGTTGTAAGAATTTGCATTGGTTAATACAATATTATCTTTACTTACAGTATGAAAATCAATTTGTGGTGAAGTTGTTACATCAAACACACCATTGGCAGAGTTGACAAAGAAGTAATTACCATAATCTACAAATGCTGGATTGTTTGTAACTGTTGATTCTGTTCTTGCTCGGTCATTGGTTAAAACTACATCAGATGAATTTTCTAAACGATAACCACGGACATAGGCAATACCTTTTGAAATACCCATGTCATATTTTGCTGAATTGATTGTGTTGGCTTTAGGTGTCAATGTATAATCATTAACAATAAAGTCACCATTGGTGTCATTGGTACGTTTGGCAAAGTAATCATCAATCACCGAGTAAACGGTGCTGTCTACTTGTTTAACAATAGAGCCATCTACTAGACGAACCAGTTCAATAAAGTTGTCATCATCACCGAGACCAAGAGTTCGTGTTTGTAAGTCTAAAGAAATTTTATATCGGTCAGCACCTGGTGCCTGATAGTTTGTGGCATTAAATGCTGGATCCAACAATGAAGAATCATCAACAGAATCTACAATCGTTTCAGATGCATTTAAACCTACACGCAATGATGGAACAGAACTATACTTAGAAAGAATAATAGTTTGTTCACTGGCAACTACAAAGTTACCATCAACATAAAAGATACCTTGAGAGATGGAGGCAACAGAAGAAAGTCCTGTGGCTGGATTACCTGTTGAGGCAGTAATCAATGTACCAGTTAGATTTGAACCGTTTAGAAATACGGTGTCACCTGAAACAAATTTATTACCTGAAATATAACTTACAACGAGAGTGGGTGGATCACCTACACCACCTGCAGTTGTTGTTGTTGCTTCTACTGTTGCAACAACTTTAGCTACAATTGAACCATCAGCCGACCGAACAACACCATTATCAAAGTTTTCAGCTGAAATGGTGGCACCAGAATTGTCAGTAGCATTTAATTTTAAATAATAAACATTTTGATTGACAGTAACTTTACCACCAGAGATAGGTGTGTTCTGTGCAAAGATTGCATCTGCAAAACTGGTAATTTGATTTTGAAGAATTGTTTGTGATTGTGTTAATTCACGAGCTTGAACTGCAAATCCTGGTTTAAAAAGAATGCGGTGAAAATTCTTGTTAGGATCGAAATCATCAAAATAAGGATCTACGTTAAAATTAAGTGACATTTTTTCTTTCCATTAAAAGCTTAACACAATACGAAATTGTTCTGTTCCATCAGGACTTCTTGCAATACCTTCTCTATTCTCTATGTAGGCCATGTATCCAGAGTATATAATAAAGTTTGGATTTTCTGTTGTTAGGAGGGTTCGCACTGCAGTACCAACTACACCACTAGCGTCCTGAATTACCGCTTGATTGTTTACTGGTGTTCCAGTTATATTTATGACTTTTACTATATTATTTAATGAATCAAAGCTAACAACTTTGGCAGAAAAAGTTGCAGTGGCTAGACTAGAACCTTGATAGATTGTTTGTCCTGTATTGTAATTTCCTGTACCAGGAGAAACAAAGAGTTTGGTGGTTACATCATAGATTGCACCATTTGCAATCATCATAGGTTCTTCAGCCACAGACTCTTGGGAAACAGGATCAACCAATAGACCAATTTGCCGGTAGGCCATATCTGTAGGTATCAATCCACCTTCACTCTCAATAAACTCTGGTGCCACCATTATATGGTTACATCCTAGTTCAGAAATAGGATCAAAACCATGTCCACCAACAGGAGAGGCTGGTGCTTCAGCAATTGCCACCACATTCGGTGTTGAAAAACCAGGTAAAACATTAATCACGGCTTCTGCATAGGTATAACCTGTACCTGTATTGGCCATTGTAACATCATACAAGTAACCAGCAGCATTGATAACTGGTGTGCCGTTTGCAAACTGGCCGTCACCACTAATTGTAATCGTTGCACCACCAGGAGTATAACCTCGACCAACAGTTGTAATATTAACCACATCAATTGAACCTTCGGCCGCAAAAGTTGATACAGGATTTGGTGCCATTCCAATTGGCACAGGCATCCAGTTAGCATCAAAGAATTTTTGTTTCAGACCAGCGTCTAACGAATACATAAACTTCCATTTATATCCGTCAGCTGTCTTAACTAAAAATGAACTATCGAAAGTACCTGGTAAAAACTGTGGTTCTACTGTAGATTGACTGCCATTGTTATTCCATAAACATTTAAATACTTGGTCAAATCGATTACGAACATAGAATTGGCTAATAATTATATTATCCGAATCTACAGCCAACATATTCTCGGTGTCTTGATAATAATCATAAACTAAACCTGAATCCCAATCAATACGAGGAATCACAGGAGAAATATCAGATGATGTAATTAATTTGGTTGCAATAATATCTTTAAAAATATCTTTGATTGACCTTTGGTCTTGTGTTGGAATAGGAGGGTTACTCTCATCAGGCCAAGGAGTTACACGACCAATAAAAGCATATAATGTAGTTTCATGTACCTGTGATGGAGAATAATAGTATTGTAATACTTCATATACCTTGCTATTAGGTAATAATTGTGCTGATGTATTTGCTATTGTTGCCATATTATATTCTCTATTAAGCTGATTGGACTGCTACAAATGTATTTGCTAAATCACCATCAATACTGAAATATTTTAGGTATGCAGAACTAGTTGAAGCCATCGTAAATGTGGTGGAATTTTCACTTGAATTAGTTGCTGAACATCCATGTGTAATGGTTCTAGTTGAACCACTCGTATTGATTAACCAAACTTCAACCACTTTACCAGCAACAAAATTTGTAAGTGTAAATGTTAAGTCAGCTGCTAAATTGGCTTTGATAACTACATCACTTGAAAAATCGATTGTAATGGCCGTTTGATTACCAACAGGTAGTCGTGGTGTAAAAATGAAACCCTTTGTTGGATTAACTGTACCAAGGAATTCAGCCGAATCTGCATTGAATGAAGCAATTTCTTGTAGTGTGTTTGAACCTACAGGAGTATTCCAGAACTCAATACGAGTACCACGATTAGTATCACTAAAATTTTCTGCTGCCACAAAATCAATCTTTGTGGGACTAGAAGATGGAAACTGTGTGCCTGTCCAACCGTTGCCAACAACTCGGAATATCACATCATTGTTTGCTACTGCGACTGGTGCTGCGGCTGATCCTCGACCCATACGACCAGCTACCAAAGGATAGGTGTTTGCACCAAAACTATCTAAAACAACACGAGTTACAGAATTGGCTTTGCCAGTAACGTGCAACATATAGTTGGTGTTTGATGGAGCCTGAGTAACAAAACCATCGCTTGAGGTAATTTTAACAAATGCGGTGTCGGTAGCAAATGATGAATTGTTTAAACTGATTGTACCAGTAGTTAATACATTACCTGTAATAGTCAAATCACCAGCAAAAGTACCTGAAGTATTTGCTAATGCGTTATTTGCTTTAGTGAAAGCTGCCCATGCATGGTTGTTAGCAGTAGTTATGTTTGTATTCTGTGCGAGATTGACACCTTCAATGATAGAGATGCTGGTATTTTGATTGGTGTTGATGGTTTCAATAGAATTTAATCTGGTGTTCTGTGTAGCATCAACACCTTGTGTAATAATTGTATTTGCTTGTGCAGCTAAAGTAACCGCAGCTGGCGATGCAGCCGTATTTTGTGTTGTTGAATCACTAAATTGTAATGGTATACTTAATTTTAAATTCCCATTATCTTCTACTCTAACAGCTTCAGCAGCAATCGTGTGTGAACCTGTATAGAAAACAATATCATTATTTGAATTGTGTGTGCCTATCCACAAATTTCCATATACTTCACCATCTTTACCATGCATACAAATGAAGCCATCACGGTTAGGCAAATCAAATTCAGCATCATAGTCCATATTTGAACCACGAATACCCATATTAATAAATCCATTGGCTTCATCACCATCATCCGTAGCAATTACAATCTGACCAGTACCTTTTGGATTGATGTTCTGAAAAAATACTCTAGAACTAGGTGCTGTATTACTAACGAATTGTGCAATCGCATCAGCATATATTGTGGTTGCAGATGTTCCAACATTCAATACATTGTTTGCAAATAGTCCTCCAGCCAATGTGGTGGTTGAAAACTGTGAAGTTGTATTGGTGGTCTTATCTACGGCAACAAACACGGTATTGGCATTATTAGCCGATAACTGGTTTAATATTGGTAGTTCTGATATCTTGACTGACGGCATTTCTTACCCCGCTAATATTGTGATGCCTGATTCTGTTATTAAAATGTAACCACTCTCTGTTAATAATTCTGGATATTCATAAAATCCTATGACACCATAGACCAAACAAGTTTCTGTGTTTGCTGATTTATCAACTGTAATTAATGCGTTATTTACTGGCCCAAATGAGTTATTAGCAAGGTACAAATTACCATTTGCAAATACCTGTGTGACGGTGTAATAAGGACCGCCATTTAAAGAAACTTTATCTCCAGCAAAAATAATATTGTTGGCTGGTGTTTTGTTGGTAAAATTACCATCAAATTGACCAGTAACCGATTGTATATTTATCACATTTGAGGAGGCGTTTGCTGATCCAGTAGCAACATTTGCAAAGACTACAAAGACATTATCCTGCATTGTCACCTGATTGTTGGCCCAATCCACATTTGTAATCGTAGAGTAAGCTCTCAGGTTATTTGTGGCAGTATATTCAATGATGTCGTTTGCAAAGACGGTGTTACCAATATTGGCGGAGATTGTATTGACAAACCGAATAATATTGGTGCTGATTTGACCAGCCTGAGTATTTGCTTCAATGCGGGCCAGAGCAGACGGACCAGCAAAGGTGTCCATATGATAACCTTCTTGGAATGAAGTTTGAGTGTTCATTGAGAACCCGTTGGAACTTATTAACAAGTTCCGCCCTCTTAGGTTCATACCAGAAGGATGTAATAGATTCAATACTAAATCTTTGTATGTTTTAAGTGCTTTCTCAACCGATAAAACATAAGTGAAGTTATTATAATCAAGACTTTCAAGTACCAGTCCTAAAGAAGAAAGATGGCCATCATCATTCAGATAGGTACCAGCACCTATAATCAAACCATCTAAAAATGATGCATTAGCCCTTGCATTACCATCACCATATCGAATAATACTTGTTGGACTACCAGTAGTTTTATCGGTGTAGGCATTCTGTGGGTCTAAAACCAACAAAGAAGATACATTAGAAATGTTGTGGTCAATCTTGATTGAAAGTGCAGCATCATAATTTCCTGTATAATCATATGTTCTTAATTGATATATGTCGGCTGCCGTATTTGCTGGAGATGCCGTTGAAATTTTGAATACAGAAGCTACGTTGGCTTTATAAGTGGCCACATTAAATGTTGCACCTTGATACATGACATCACCAGCCAAAGGAAAATCTAATGGTGAAACGTTACTTACTGCAACATCGGCTACTTTTAGATAAACATTTGGTGTTGAAACATAATCTTCACCAGGATTAATAATGTTGATGGATGTAACTGAGCCCGTTCTATCGGTTGTAGGTGTTAAAATTGCATCAGCACCCATAATTCCTGTGACAACAAGTGACGCATTAGAACCTGTGCTACTTGTGACTGTGATTGTGGGTAAACTATCTTTTGTATAGCCTAACCCACCTAAAGGAAATGATTGATTTGTATTGTTGTTGGCATAAACATATCGTGCATTGATAATTGAACCAGCCGTATTAACAGTTACATTGGCAAATGCTCCAACACCCGTGCCGCCAGTAATTAATACTGTGTTTGCATTACCATATCCTTGGCCACCATTTAATACTTGAATTGGTTGAAGTATGCCAAGGAAACTAAGTGAATCAGTTCCTACATCAGTTGTATACAAAGAACTTACATCGACAGCAGGTGCAGAAGAATATCCTCCACCTTGATTGGTAACTTGTATTGAACCGATTGGTCCAACTTGTAGAGTTCTAAAAGTTAAAGTGTCACGCAAAGTAGAATTTGTGTTTGCGCTGACGGCAAATGATGTATATGTCTGAGCAAAGGTTGAATTTCCAATTGCAACATTAGCTACAATGCCTAATGTGTTACTTGTAATAAGTGTAACATTGGCTAATCTAGCATCATCTAATAAATTAATTCTAGCAGCGGCACCGGTACCACCGCCGCCAGAAAATGTGATGGCTGAATTTGGAAATACTCTATAACCATGAGAAGGGTCAGTTACAACTAAACTCTCAATAGATCCTGTTGTTGTTCGACCAACTTCTGCTGTTGCACCAATCGGGTTTGTTACATCAGGACTTAATCCACCAACAACAATAACTGGATCGCCAGGTTCATAGAACAATCCTCGATTTCTTGGATTAATTGTTATAGAAGATAAAACACCTACAACTTTACCTCTAAGTATTGTGGCGCCAGTTGGTATACTTACACCTTGATTTTGAATGTATACTTCACCATTATAGAAGTATACATCAAGATTATTATTATCCACAACACGGACAAACTCACCAGATTCAAACAGACGTTGAATGTTTGAGATGAAAACTTCTGTTTTATCTCCTACTGCCGCAGAATAATCAACTGTTGCATATGACTGTGAGGTTTCACCAAACAACCTTAAGCTGTTAATTTGTAACCAATTCAAATCAACCGAATTGATTCGTAATGATTTAGATACAATCCATTTACCATCAGAAGCTTTTAATATTACATCTGATGTATTGAAAATCTCGGCCTGTGAATCATACAATGCACGAAATAAAAACTGATATGATTTCTCAGTACCTTTTGAAAGATAAAACTCTTTTGCAATCTTTAACAGTTTTCTTTTATCTGTTAGAGCATCTTCTGGTATATAAGGTAGAAAATCTTTTAGAAAGTATGAAACAAAACCATCTAATGTAGAATCCACATCCATATAATTGAGTAGATTCTTGGCACCATAAGTTACACCTTCACCACTTGTATTGGCTGTCGTAACGGATCCGTTGGCTGAGTAAGCAGTTTCTAACCATTCATAGTATGCCTGAATAAAATCAACAAAAGTGGAATAGTTAATATTATCCCGAACAAATTCGGGAAGCTGCTGAGGAATCAGTAGTGATGTTTTATAATCGTTCGGTATCATGTATTAAACTTTGGCTACAATACTAATATTGATAGCATTAAGGTCGGTGTTATCGAGAGTAATAATTTTATCTCTTGCAGAAGATACAATCGTGGATGTTGGCACGGCTTGCACACCCAATACACCTAAAGGATTATTAATTGCAGACGGATTGAAATCGATGAGTGTTACAATACCTTGAGCATAATCTACTGTACCGGCATTGGCATTGAGAATCTTCTTAACATTGTTTTCAAAATAATAAGTTCTCAATGTACCTTTATTACCAGCAAGAACAGCCACAGCAGATGCCAAAGAACCATTACCATCAGTTGATGTGATTTGCACAATAGCCTGTGTATAATTAACACCAACATCAATCATTGTAATACTATCTACTTGACCATTCACAACAGTTGCTCTTGCTGTGGCACCTGTACCATCACCAAGGATAGTTACAGTTGGTGTTGATGTGTAACCAAAACCAGGATTACTAATAGAAATTGATTCAACAAATGTGGTTGACGATGGAGTTTCTTCTAAGTATACAGAATCTCGTACCACACTATTATTATCAACATCAATTACTTGAAATGTTGGTGTGACACTAATACTTTTACCAAAAATATCTTTTTTTAGTGACGTTCCATATTTCAATGTGTATGTTGTTGATGAAGTTAAACTCGGAACAAGTCGTTTCTGTAAAGCAATCGAAGCATCATTTGTAATAAAAGAAGGACTGACCGATTGTACCGTAGAAATTAATGTTGAAAGTTGGAATGTAGAGTTAAATGTATTGAGTGTATCAGTTGCAAATCCTTGAATAGCAGTCAATACTTGTGTCTGTAACTGTGAAGAAGTAAGTGTTGTCAACTTTGTATCGTATAGTATATTTGAATTGATGACCAAATAATTATAATCAACATCAATAATTCTTGGTTGAACTGTCAGAACAGAAATAGGTTTAATGATTTGTTCTTCAATGACTGATTTTTGTGATTGTGTTAATAGATAACCACCACTTGGTTTAATAGCCACAAACACCACACCATAAACTGGTGGATCATTTTCTTCACCACCCCACACATTGACCGCATCAATTGGAAATATACCCGAATTGTTTTGAATTAAGAAAATGTAATCTTCTTTGGTTACTGCACGACCTTGAGCAGCATACGATTTTGGTGCAGTATATTTAATTGATTCAATACTTTCTCTTTCTGCACCTTGAGTTGCTGCTTGCACTGGTGTAATTGTTGAACTTGAAAAACCAGAGATTGTATCCATCAACACAAAGTTATTGGCATCGGTTGCAGCTGTACCTGAAGTGATGATGTATGATACAGACACCACATTACCATCTGTTAACGCTTCACCTAATATGCCATCACCAAAATAAATTTGATAGAAACCATTTGTTGCTTCTTGTAAAAAGAAAGCCTTGGTTGTGCCGTTGAGTGCCAAATAGTCATCAACTAATGTGAATACTTGTGAAGAAGTATTGGATGTGCTTTGTTGAACAACAACAGAGATAGTAGTCGTATCTACATTGGTGTCAGGTAATTCAAAGATTGCTGTTGGATTGGCCGCAGAATCATAGGTAAATGAAAGAGTAACTGGTTCACCTTGTTTGATAACTAAATCATTAAAAGTTACTGTGTTGTTGGCCAAATCGGTGTTTTGTGTCGTTGAGTTAAGTGTAACAAACCTATAACTGACGCCATCAATCGCCTCAGAAAGAAAACTGGTAAATTTTGGTAAAGTTAAAGAACTGGTAGTTACATTGTTCATCACCAAATCAATCTGAGCTCGTGGTGCGGCTGCCGATTGTGGTGTATAGTTTAATAGTTTGGCATGAGAAACAACAGAACTTCTTTGCAATGCTGAATCCAAGAACATCTCGTTGGCCACCATGTTGAGATAGTATGCCTGATATTGTGTATTGTATGCAAGAACATCCAACAGAGTAGAAAGTGCAGAACCTTCGTAATTATAATCTTGAAGTGTGGTTTGAGATTGTAAGTACCGTTTTAGATTGGTTTTAATTGTATTAAAATCCAAATCGGTAATTTGAATATTTGAATTTTCGCCTGCCATTTTATCTATTTCTCTCTAAAAGGATGGTAACTGTTGTTGGTAGCGTTGCATTTTGTATGTAAAATTCTAAACTCACTTCATACGCATTTTGGTCTGGTTGTGCATTTACGGTGACACTTTTTAACAGAGCACGAGGTTCATAGTTCGTAATCATGTTTTCAATTTCGGTCTGCAACGATGACGATGTAATGGGTGAAATAGGTTCAAACAATAAATTGTTAATATTGGAACCTAACTCTGGTTGAAACGGCCTTTCATAGTGGTTCGTCAATAAAAGGTTACGAACCGACCTTATAACAGCCATTTCGTCATAACTTAAAGCGACATCATTGGTCACCGGTTTACGGGTGAATGTGAAATCTATGTCGGAATATAAGTTCTTTATGGTTGCCATTGTTTATTTATTCTGCTCTGGAAGTAAATTTGCTTTTTAGCATCTTGAAATGCGCCTAAAAAATTTTTGGGCCGGAATCAAAAAATTCGAATTTTGGAATTATGAGTTTATTCTTTCTTTAATCTTGTCTGTACCAACAAAGTTGTTGACCAAATAGGTCTCCGTTTCACCCATATTGGTAAATTTCTTCACCTGATTGTATTTGTCTACAAAACTACGCAAATTAGTATAGTAGGTTACATCAGCATTTTGTCTGGTTATCAAAAGTGTGTTGGTATTTGATATATCAGAAAGAATCTGTGATATTTGTGCTTCTGTCAAATTGTTGGCTGTCACTCCATTTGTTAGAGTTACAAGACTATTGGCCAAAGTAACATTTGTTGAACCTACTTGAGGACCAATCAGTATACTAGTAAAGCTACCTAAAATAGGTGAAGTATTGGTTATATTGTCAGTTTGATTGGTGATATACAAGGCAGTCTTACCTAATCCCATGGCCGTGTCATAATATGGATTCTCAACTTCTTGGCCAACAAAGGGTGTTACTCCTGATATTCTGTTAGTGTGTGCTAAAAACGAAGTTGCAACATTCGCAAGTGTATTTGCAGCTGTAACAATCAAATCACAATTTGCAATGTTTTGACTGGCCCCAGTATTTGCCACAGTTATCATGGTTTGTGAAATTGTAATGATTGAACCGGTATTAGAAGCCACGGGGTTTTGATAATATCCGCCAACTGCGTTATTTGCAATGTCTTGTGCCTGCCAAGTTTCAATAAACGCCGGCATAGAGTTTAGATGTGCAACTGTATTTGCAGAAAGATTTAATACATCACCATTTGGGTCACTAAAATTATAACCTAATGTTGCATATACTCCAGTTGCGTTATTAACTAATGCCATTATCTAAACTCCAAAGAAAGGTGTCAAAGGCGGACTGGTTGGTCCTTTTGGTGAATTGTGTATATGGGTGTTATAGATGCCTTTGTTAATAATATCAGACATCAATACAGCATTCATAATACCAAATGTTCCCAAAGGTGCTTCAACTGAAGTTAATGAAGTAATTGGTCCTTGTGAATATACACCCAATAAACCTGCATACAATCCAGTACCAGCATTAATTCGTGTTTCAGCAGTAATTAAATCAGCCGAAGCAGAGCCAGCAACTACCAAATCAGAGTCTATGTAAACATGGTCAGACGCAGCCATACGGATTGCACCACCAAAGTTCTCATTAGCAGTAATTGACATATCACCATCACTAGATTGAGAAATATCACCTACAACTCTGGTGTTCATTTTACCACCAACTAATAGATTGTAATCACCTGCTACCTGAACATTGTGGTCACCTTTAACTTCCATATTGGCATCACCCTCAATGGTAATATTACAGGTACCTTTGATTAGAACATTTTTACCTTTTAAGTAAATCTCGTATCCAGTACCATATACCTTATGCACCTCATCGCCATCAGGATGCATTTCCAAGAAAGTACCTATACGGTGCTGTAACCGAACTCGTTCTCTTGTTGGAGTGTCGTCCATCTCAAAGGAATGACCAGATTCCGTCTGTTGTATGTTATTATATGGATATACTGGTGGAGTTTCGGTATTTCTAGCCGATTCTGGTTCTGTCCAAGAGTTATCTGAAGGTGATGGTGGTAATATTGCCATAATTAAGGTGCCGATTTATTTTGTGATGGTGGTTTGGCCGGAGCTTCGTATGATGCAATAATTGCATTGGCTGCATCAAGTTCTGTTTGATTTGTGGGTATCAAAAGACCAACTGTTGCCGCACCAGCAATATTAACTGTACCTGCTACAACAGCAACTGTTGCGGTTACTGTTTTGGCTGCCGACTCGGCTAAGGCTTTTGCTTCTTTAATAATGTCATCATAATTACTAGGTCCTTCTGAAAAACCTTCTGAAAGACCAGCACCAATATCAGAAAAAACAGAACCAATTAATTTAATTAATCTTGACAAACAATCTTGAAGTAGTGCTAAAAATTTTGCAGGTAAACTTAAAATCCAAGCAATGATTGCTCTTAATTTGGCAATGTAAGCAATAACATATTTTTGAAAATCTAAAATTGGTTGCAAAATTTCTTTATTGATACGATTAACTTCTCTAGCAATGGCTTTTAGTGTGGTTGCCAGCCAAGAAGTTTCGCCTGTAGGGTCAGCAAAACCCAATGCTCTTAAAACTGCTCTAATTGCATCTCTAATATATTTGGCCGTAGCCTTTGCATATTTTTTAAATTCAATATTTTTTTGTATATCGGTAACAAAATCACACACATGAGCCAAGTTATCATTGGCAAAACCAACACTAGTATTGGCAACAATACTTCTTGCACCAGCAGGTACTTGAGGATTACCTTTAGTTTGTCCATCATTAACCTGAGTTGGAGATGGTGCTGGTGATTCAACGGCTGTGCCACCAACAAAAGTTACAGATACAATAGAAGGAGGTAATTGAATTTCATTTGCCATTTATGCTATTCCCGGTAAAACGCCCATCATAATTGGTGCCTGTCCTGAATCTCCGTCCATAAAGAAACCGACCACCCAATCACCTAATAGTGGTGCTGAAAATGATTTTGAATTGTTAATTGGATACATTGGTTGAGCCCATGGTAAATCTTGTGTAGGTAATTCACTAATATTGTCTGTGTGCCAACCAAATATTCTAAGTTGACATCTTCCCATACCCAAAGGATCTACTCGGTTTTCAACTACACCGATGAACCAAGTAAAACCATCTTTTCCTATAAAATTTTGCATTATAATTTAACTGTATTTTGCCAAACACCAGAATCATTGTTGATACCAGTATATGGTTTAGGTGTGCTATCTTTCGCAATTTCAAGGACAGTTTGAAATGCTGTTGGTTGTATAATGTGCCTTACAGCAGTCACCAAATATTTACCAGAGTAAAATTCGTCCAAGTTTTTTGTTTCTGTGGTTGGTTTTAAAGTTAGTAAATTAAAGTTAATTGTTCGACCAACAGTAATTCCTGAATCACCAGGTATTTTAATCTTTAACACAGTATAGTTTGCCAATGAAATTTGAGCAGTTCTATTTGGCACATATGTTTCAATTGCAATGTTTTTGGCAACACCATCAACAACTTGCTTTATATATGGCTGATTTTGTTGAAAAGCATTACTAGTAGCCACCTTAAATGAGGCATTGTAAGAATCAGAATTTGTTAATCCTAGTCTATTTTTTAATGTATTTGTTGGGCTTCCAGGATTTAATGTTTTTGCCTGAGATTTATATTTGATATAATTAAAATCTGTAACCTTACTTGTTCTAGACATGGTATCAAGAGATATAAGTCGATTTGACAATGTGCCAGAATTAACATCATTCATCATATCATAAACTTTAACAAACTCATAGTCTAAAACACTTATTGTTTTTTCTTGAAAAGATTGTGTTTTATCTTCTATACCTTGTTGTTGATATTTGTATGTGGTATAAATGTTATCTTTAAACATTGATTGCAAAGAACGGAAATTAAACCCGTCCTTTGTTTCAAAAAATAACATATCAGCACCAATTTCACCTGCACCTTTAGGCCTTGCATATGTTGACAACCAGCTGATTGCTTCAAAAGGTTTGAAACGAGGCACAATAAAATCATTTATACCATTTGTTTTCTCAATTCGTATTTTCTCTTTTTTTACTTTTAATTTGTCAACTAATATATCAGTAATAACCTTATCAATTTCTTTACCTTTGTATGACTTACTAATCTTAGTTTGTTCTGATAATAATAATTCTTCCGAGCAAAAGTAAAAAGTATAATATTCAGAGTTTAAGTTACCAACAGGTTTTCTATCTCCTATTTTGTATACTCGATATACTTGTTTATTTGTATTTGAAGCATTTTTAGATTTTGCAAAGATTATTTCAACAAATTCATTTCCTGTCAAATCCAACAGCTCAATATATCCTTGAGCATCTACAATCGTAACATAACCAGACACAGAAAAACTGTAGATATCTTCATAATATGATAATTCTATTAACAACTTTTTCATTTCAAATCGTTGGCCAGAACCTGTTAAAAAATTAATAGATTCTAAAGAATAATCTTGCGGATAATACGCACCAGGATTTTCTACATCGGTGTAAATATTTTGGTCAATTTCAGCCATATTTTAAGCAGCCATCAAATCAGTAAATTGTTTTTCTAATTGGTCAACATAAGCAGAATTTAAAATTCTAATACTTCTTTTTGATTCATTTAAATTTAATTCATAGTCATAATAACTTACAGCAGCCTTTGTGGTAGTGATTGTTACACTTCCTGTTGGTAACACATAAGTGCTAGTACCTATGACCAATGAGTTATATGTATCTTCATCAATAACGATGTTTTTGGTTGTAGTGGTTTGAGTTGATGCATCGTATTGTGTAACAATTTTTTCATAATGTTGCACAGTTGAATAAGGATTAAATGAAGTATACTTATTTGCTATGTAAGCATCAAAATCATTAGTTGATAATGGCCAATCCCATTGTGGGTCTGTTATTTGATTTGCAAATAAAACAATCCAATATCGATAAGAATCACCATAGTATTTGTATGCCACAATTTCAGG